TTATTTATTCTCATCTATTTCGCCTTGAGTAGGTATTTCTATTTTATTATCAGGAATTTCTAGTCCCCAATTATCCCATCCAACAAAATTATTTCGAGCAAATAATTCTATTTTATCTTGAGCTGGGAACATTTTTGTAATTCCATCAATTACAGCATAAGGCTTTTCGCTATGCTGCCCTCTATGGATTTGCAAAAGCTGTCTTACATTTCTAGCTCCTCTCGGAGTTGGAAATTTGCCTTTTTTGAATGCCAAAACGAATTCTGTTTGCGATAAAGTATATCTTCCAGGATTGTGGACCATTTTATCCCAAACAAATGCAACTGTTTTATATTCAAACCCCCAAGACTCACCAAGAAGAATTGAATTAGCCATTTGAGGTCCTGTTGTCCACATAAATAAGATGCAGTCATCAGCAGCAATACTAGGTACATCTAGCTGCTGCAATTCTTTTAGTTTCAAAGTCGGATATTTAAATGATGCTGAACTTATAAATATATCTCTTTTAAAACCTTCATTTTCAGATTTAATTGTGGATTTATCATATTGCATTTTTCCACCATAGTCCCATGGTGGATCTGCATAAATCACTTGATATTTTTTTCTTGGTAATTGTGGAAAAACTTCATCAAGCGGATTAACTTTTGTATTTTTTTTGGCTTTTTTATTATAAATAGAATATGCAGTTACGTTGTTTTCCATATTAACCTCCTAACGCAATTTATTATATCAAAAAAAATACTAAAAGTCAAGTGGAGTGTTGCTTATAGTCCGTTGCTTTTAAGCAACATTTTTGATATAATTAATCATATTTTTTGAGGTATAAATTATGAATGATATCAAAATTCGTTTTGGAAATAAATTAAAAAAATTACGAAAAGAAAAGACAGGCTTAAGTCAGGAATCTTTTGCCGCACAAATAGACCTTGATAGAACATACTACTCTTCTATTGAAAATGGAAAAAGGAATGTATCTTTAGTAAATCTAGAAAAAATATCTGCAGGATTAGGTATCACTTTATCTGAACTTTTTAGTGATATCGAAAAGGAGTAAAAAATGGGTAAATCTGAATTAAGTGGAAGATTAAATTGGCAAGCATTGGCTGGATTAAAAGCTAGTGGTGCTGAACAAAACTTATATAACGTTTTTAACGCTGTTTTTGAAGGAACTAAATACGTTTTACACGAGAAGCCAAAGCACCTTAAAAATCTATACGCTCAAGTAGTCTTACCTGATGATGTTATTAAAGAAATTTTTAATCCTTTAATTGATTTATCAACTACTCAATGGGGTGTTTCTCCAGATTTCGCAATAGAAAATACAGAAACGCATAAAATTCTTTTTGGTGAAATTAAGAGACAAGATGGATGGGTAGAAGGTAAAGATCCTAGTGCTGGCAGGGGTAATGCACATGAGAGATCTTGTAAATTATTTACTCCTGGATTATTAAAAGCTTATAGAGCAATTGGTGGAATTAACGATGAAGAGATATTGCCATTCTGGGTTGTATTCGAAGGTGATATAACACGAGATCCCAAAAGAGTAAGAGAAATTACTTTCTGGTATGACCACTATCAAGATAATTATTTCATGTGGCGACCAAATGAATCAGGCGAAAAATTAGTTCAACACTTCAATGAAAAATTAAAAAAATATTTAGATTAAATTATAAGCCTATAGCAATGTATTAAATTATATTGTCTATAGGCTTTTTAAATTATAAATCGTTAAATCGTGGCAAATCGTTAAATCGTGAGGTAATCGTTAAATTGTCCTAGTAATCGTTAAATCGTGCGACACTTCGCCACTGTTCGCTTATGTTTTTAACATCCAACAAACACTCGAATAAAAGAAAAAAAGCCAACATAGGCCCTAAAATCGCCCTTAAAAGCAATTATTTAGCTTGAATTGGCATAAATTGACAAGAAAAAAAGTAATGACACAAATCGTTCTCTGTATCATTACTTATGTTTTCTAATGTGAAAGAGCGCCGTAATGATACGAAAACCTATGGAAAAAACGCCAAAATGATAACCGCCAGCAGGATGTGCTTTTCCCGCTGGCGGTTCGTTTTCTCATTTCACGTATTCCTGCTCGATTGCCACGCCGCATTTGAATTCGACCACGATGCCGTCGTTCCTGACGTGTATTCTGTCGACAAGCATTTTCATGGTCGTGCCATCTACCGTGGTGAGCGTATCACTTTGCATCGTTTGCTCTATGAAGGTATCGAGCCACATCCTGACCTCGGCATATTTGACTGCTGTTCCTTGCAGCTCATTGCGTTCGGCCTCCAGTTCCTTCATCCGCTCACTGTACTCTTTGACCCGTGATGCATATTCCACAGCCCCGATTTCCATCCGCTGCTTTGCCTTGTGCAGTGCGAGCGCGGCTTCTTGCAGCTGAATGGTTTCTTCATCGATCCTTTCCATTGCTGCTTTGTTTTCCGGTTCCAGTGCGAGCTCAGTGCCGTCCCTTACCACCTCGACTACTTCTTCAGCACTATCGACAAGCCTTCGCATTGCGGTGAGGTAAGTTGCCTCCAACACCTCTTCATTGACATGATGGCTGTCGCATTCTGCTCGACCATTGTTTATTCTATTGCAGCAGCCCCATGATGCCGTCCGCTTTCCACTGCCCATCGTTCGTACCTGCCTGCGTAGCTTGGATCCGCAGATGCCGCATACGAGCATCCCGCTGAATGGATAGCGGCTGCTGTACCTGCCGCCACCGACCTTATTGTCATTTGCATCTCTTCTTCGCTGCATCTCTTGCTGTGCCAGATCGAACAACCCTTTTTCAATGATTGCTGGGTGCGATCCTTCGACATAGTAGATCGGCGCTTTCTTGCCGTCGTTTTTCTGTCGGTACTTTGTGAGCACGTCCGGTTTGAACGTCTTGCCGAGTAGCGCATTGCCTGTATATTTCTCATTCGTGAGGATGCTCTCGATGACATTGTGCCGCCAGTTTTCCTTGCCGAGCTTGGTTTTGACTCCATCCGCCTGTAGCCGCTTTGCGATCTGCGTAATAGAGTACCCGGCGATGAACTCCCGGTATATCCTCCTGACGATTTCCGCCTCTTCTTCGTTGATCTCATATACATCGTGGCCTTCATCATCTTTTCCGATCTTTCGGTATCCGAGCATGAGTCCTGTATTCAGTATGACGTCGCCTTTCTGGAACTTCCGCTGCCATGCCCACTTAATGTTGCTACTGATCGTGCGGCTTTCCTGTTCGGCCATAGCCGCGAGGATTGTCAGGAGTACTTCGCCTCCGGGTGTCAGCGTGTCAATGTTCTCACTCTCGAAGTACACGCTGATTCCGAGATCCTTGAGCTCTCTGATGTATTGCAACGCATCGACAGTATTCCGAGCGAAGCGGCTAATGCTCTTAACCAGAACTTTCTGTATTTTCCCCGCGCGACAGTCCTCAATCATGCGGAGGAAGTCTGGCCTTTTTTCTGCTCGCGTCCCGCTGATGCCGGGATCCGCATAGACATCAACGAACTGCCACTCTGGTTTTGAGTAGATCAGCTGTTTGTAGTGCTCGACCTGCCGCTCGAAGCTGTCCTCCTGTTCTTCTTTTTCGGTGGACACTCGGGCGTATGCCGCCACCTGCAGCCGCTCAGATTGGTTATCCGTCACATGGATAAACATCTGCGGCATGGTTCGTACTACTCTTCTTGTCGCTGTCGCCATTATGACTCCTCCTTCTTTTTATTCCACCCGACTTTGTTCCCGGGCTGCCCATTATCGTAGGTGCGCGTAATTTTCGCTCCGTTATAGAACACGAAGGTCACCGTGAACATTGTCACGACGACCTTCGATAGAAATCGTTTTGCTTTTTCTTCGCTGAATTCTGTAATCGGCACATACTCGCTTTCGGGCACACGTTTTGCCCTGCGTTCAGATATCTTATCACTGATGTCAGTGATCTGCATTTTTACGCTTTTGCGTTCTTCCTCGTATGCCGCCTTCGGGATCAGCCTCTGCATCATGAGCTCTGCGAGCTCCTGCTCCTGCTGCCGCAGGTCTTCGAGCACTTCCTGCAGTGCTACCATTGAATCGCCCTGCGGCCTGCGCTCGATAAATTCATTGTAGGCGGATATGAATTTCTCCTTGAGCACAGTGTCCTTGATTCGGCTGTTGCCGCAGGCTTTTTTTCCATCTCTCAGATATGTGCGGCATGCCCAGATGTCTGTCTGCCATTTGCACTGGCTGTTATTTACCTTGTGCAGATAATTTTTTCCGCAGCAGCCGCATTCTATCATGCCGGTGAAGCTGTGTGCGATTCTTGTCCGGCAGTGGTTTCTGCTGCGTTCTTCCAATATGCGCTGTGCGGCTTCCCACGTATCTCTATCAACGATTGCCTCGTGTGTGCCTTCCATGTAGTAGCGAGGTGCATATTCGGCGTTTGGGTTCTTATGGTATTCCCCGAAGTGCCTGACCGATTTCCCCATGATCACATCGCCCTTGTATTTTTCGTTTCGCAGTAAGCCGATGATGTGCTTCGCATCCCACGGATACCCATTCCGGCTTTGGACGCCTGCTGCATTGAGCGTATCCGCAATTTTCTTTGACCCAATGCCGCCGTCCACGTAGGATTCGTAGATGTATCGAATCACTGCCGCCTCTTCTGGCACAATCTCCAATTCGTTATCCGCTGTCAGCTTCAGGCCGAAGAGCCCGCTGCCGACGCTGATCCAGCCATTTTCGCAGCGATGCTGAATTGACCAGCGCTGTCGTGCCGAATCTACCTCCAGATCGTTTTCTGCAATCGTCGCTGCGATCGTCAAGAAGATTTCGCTTGTCGGCTGGAATGTGTGGATGTTTTCATTCTCAAATACCACCTCGATACCGAGGTCACGGAGTTCTCTGACAGCTTCCAGCAGCTGCGTTGTATTCCGTGCGAAGCGGGATACGGATTTCGTATAGATTTTGTCGAACTTGTGCTCCCGTGCATCCTGCATCATCACAAGGAACTTTGGGCGCTTTTGTACGCTGTGTCCGCTGATGCCCTTGTCTGCATAGATACCGATGAGGTCTGTATTCGGGTCATCTTCGAATGCACTCTGCCAGTAGTGCTCTTGGAATTCGTAGCTATGCAGCTGTGCATCTCGCTCCGTCGATACACGGATATATGCGACTGCCCGTGTTTTTTCCATGTCGTTCTTTCTCCTTTCTATGTGCTGGACTCGAACCAACGTATTTTTTACCCCCGCCATTGGAGGCGGGGGTAAAGATACCAGAGGACTCTTTGAAAGTCCAGCCCAAAAGCGAAAGAACACAAAGAATTATCAACTTGCCTTTCTAAGGGCTTTCTGGCTGCTGTTATTGATTTTTTCGCGCTGTTTCTGCGTGATCAGTCCTTTTACCCAGAGCTGTGTAGTGATTGCTTCAGCTAACGCGATTTTCACCTTTGTCCTATCACTCATGGCTGCACCTCACTTACTTCTGCGGGATCTTAAGTTTCTGCCCCGTATAGATGACAGACGATTTTAGGCCGTTGATCTTAACGATCTCTGTATAGCGGGCTCCGCTTGCGAGGTATGTCTTTGCAATTCCCCAGAGCGTGTCACCATGTACCACGGTATGAATGCGGTATTCCTCGGCGGGTTTCGTGCCTGCCACGGCAAGTGCAGAAGTCTTGACCGGCGACATGATGGCATACCTACCGGACTCATCCTTGTTGATGACTGCACGGTCGCCGCTGACCTCGACCACATACCAGCGGAGCTTCTTCACCCAGCCGGGAATGGATTTGCCGCCATAGTAGGTGCTGCCCGTGATAGTCACGAGGTCGCCGACCTTGATAGAGCCGGTGGGCTTGGCCGGGTCAACCGGCTTCACCTCACTGCCGAGAGCTGCCGTGACCTTGGATGCCAAATCGCCCATGCGGGCATACATCCAGTTGCCGGGGCAGCTCTTGTTTGCAAACCACCGATGGACAGTCAGAACCATCTCGTCAGATTTCGGCGTGTAGTTCAGCGTCTTGGCCTTATCGCCGAGCCAGAGCAGCTTCGTCTTTCCGTTGCGCTTGCAGATGTCGGTGCAAAGCTCGATGAGCCGCTGGTACACCACATCCTTAAAAGCGTAAGGCTCGGTGTTGTCGCTGGCACACTCGATGGTAATGGCTCTCTGGTCGTTGGCTGCAGAAGAGGAGCACCAAGAGCGGTTCTTCTCTTCCACATACATCCCGACCCTGCCATCCACGCCGATGCCGTAGTTGCAGCTTGCCTGCTTAGGTGTGGGAAGAAAAATATTGCCCAGTGTCTCCACGCTGCACTGACCCACCACGCAGTGAGGCGTGATGCGGTCAATGCTGTGGGTGCGCTGCCCGGAGTGGTTCGGGCTGAGTTTGGTGTAGGACACCAGCGGGCTGTTTGTGTAAGCCATATTATTCGTCCTCCTTTTCGGCACGGTCATGAAGCTGCTCCAGCACGGATTTCAGCTTCTGCGGAATGGGCAGTCCCAGGTATGCGGCGTTCTCCAACAGGGATACGCCCTCATTCGACAGGTAGAAAAAAATGACGGCGGTACGCATCACCGAGCCGCTGCCGATAACGCGGGTGTCGAGAATATGCCCGATGCCAACCAGAGCGAAGATGAGCACCTTTTTGAAAATGCCCTTGAATCCGACTTCGCTGGACAGCTTCTTGTCCACCACAGCGCACATGATGCCGGTAATGTAGTCGATGACTACGAACGCCAGAAGCGCGTAAAGCAAGCCGTCACATCCTCCCAAGAACCATCCCAGCCAGCCGCCGATACCGGCGAACACCACCTGAATGGTCGTCCAGAATTCTTTCATGTTGTTTGTCCTCCTTTGAAATTTGAAAATGTGTATGAAAAAAGTGACGCCGGAGCGTCACACTTTTCCGATAGCATAGATTGATACTTTGTATGTTGCCGAAGGTACTGTGTTTGGCCTTACGGCAAATATCTTTCCGGGGTTGATTGTTGTAGACCAGCTACTTGAACTGCCTCGCTCCACAAACATGGCGTAATTGCTGTTCTCCGTGGAGATATGGACGTGGGGAATTTCCGCGAAGGTAAACGGAAAATTAGGGAGCGCAATTGCGCCGCTCTCATAGAGCACACCCCATGCCGTCGAAATGGCGGTCGTAAAGGAATACTGACCCCAACATTCCGCTGTACCGCTTTTCCATTTACGGTAATTCCAGATGCCGCTTGTCCCTTGCTGAATGACAAAATCCGCAAGGGGTGAGCCATCCACCCGCATATCCCCGGCAACATCCAGCATGGCTTGTGGCTCCGGCGTGTTGATGCCGACCTTCTTTTTCCGCAGCGCAATGAGCGGCGTGCCCTGCGGAACAGTAAAATACAGATCCAGACTGCTCAAAGAATAGAGCTTGTCTTGGATCTGTAGATGAAGGTCGTAGGAACTGTTGGCATCCAGACTGCACATTTCCAAATTGGAGTAGCTGAAAGAGGTTCCGCTTTTTGTCGTGCCGGAATAGATGCTGGTGTAGCTGCCGTAACTGCTCTCACTGGTTTTCTTGTA